AAGGATTATATTTTGCTACAGATATTTGATCTTCTTTTGTATAATAACTAGGTACTCCAGAAGCAAGGGTAGGTCTAGCTAAAGTTATGTTTATTTTTCTAGGTTGATTTCTATTATCAGTCCAGAAAAGTAAATCTTCTATTACGTTTATACCGTATATAGGATTAGTTGTTGATAAGTTTAAAAAAGCGCCTTGAACTAAAAGAATTTTAGTGTTATTAGATACATTATATTCATAAATATAATTTAATGCACTTGTTGAATAAGATCTATTGCTAGAAGAAGAGTCAGTATAGTTTGTGAAAAACAAATAAACCATACCACTAGCTTCATCAGCTTTATGGCCTATACATTTTGTTCCGCTAGGGAAATCTATGTCATTATGATTACCTAAAACATTTTCAAGTGAACCAACACTATCGCCTTCAGATCTGCTAACCTGTACATTTACAGCATCTCTATATTCTCCATTAGGGATAAGTCTAGCATCTAAATCTTTGTTTAGTTTACTTTTTATAAAAGTATTAGTGACTTTAGGCATATAACTTTATGATTTAATCCATTTAGACTTGCCTCTCATAACTTGAGTAAACTCATCTAACTTGATGTTTGATAATCTAATCTTTGCGTTTCTTAATTTAGCAGTCTTTTCTCTGCTAAGTCTATTTACTACATATTCAGGTTGATTTGCTCTTGTAGATATTATAGCATGACTTAAGTATGCGTACATTGCTTCTTCGGCCATTTTAGGCACTCTAGTGTCACTATCAATAGCTAAGCCATCTGATATATATTCTAATATAATTAACTTATCAGAGAGATCACTAGAAAAAGAAAACTTATTGTCTCTTTCATTTATAGTAAACCATCCGTTTATTTGAGTAATTTCAGGTTGTAAACCATAAAGTCCACTTTGTGTTCCAAAACCAGTACCAAAACCCCCACCGTAGACATTAGCCCAAGCTGAACTATCATTTCGTAAAGCTTCATTTAATGTACCTATTTTATTATTGCTCCATTTGTTTTCTGTTTGAGAAGTACCTTTTAAATTATTATTAAAATTTGATTGTGTAGGAATACCATCAGCATCTTGTAAAGGCATTGAGTAAGGATTACTTGTTAAAGTAGTTGGGTATATAATGTGTTTTATACCAGAACCATCTACCCAGCTAATATTTACGTAATTAACGTAATCTTGTGGCATTGGAACACTTAAGCTAGGAGGTATACTAAGTTCTTGTGACTTAATACTTTTAAGAGTGTCATAACTAAACTCTTGTAAAGCTCTTTTAGCAAAGAATAGCACATCACTTTTCTTTACTTTATTTACTAGTTTACCATCACCTACATATGCCACTATAAAGTTATCTATAACGTCGTTTAATTTTATATATGAATAAGAACCCCAATTTTCTTGTACAGCAGAACCATAAGCGTCTCTATTACCGTAGTTACCACCCTCAGTTGATTTTAACTGTACTACAACACTTGTGTTTGCTGCTAAACTATCTGTTATTGTAATAACGTTATTGACCACCGTATAAGCTGAAGTATATTCAGTATATGTAGCAACACCAACAGCTGCAGTATACAACTTAAAGTTGTTTAAAGCATAGTTTGTTTCTAATGGATTATAACTACCAAAAACTAAATCAGTATCAAATGTACATGTAAAAGCTTGTTCTGTAGCGGCTGGATCTGCTGACATAAAACCTTGGGCCCCAGCATAATATTGTCTATTGTTTTCAGTTATTAGTGCCATTTATTAACGTTTTAAGTTTATTTCTTCTTGCTGTGAAGCTTGTGTTGCAGCTTGTACTATCTGTGGATCTTTTATTATTATACCCGCGTATTTTAATATATCAATTATTAAATTATTTTGCTCTGAAACGTCTAATTGAAAGTCTATTGAAGTAGTAGTATTATAAACATATTGACCTAAAGAACCAATTGTGAATGTCCAAGAAGGATCAATTGGTTTAAATAGGCAATTAACCTTTAAAGTTGTCGTAGCTGAAGCTGGGGAAACTTTTATTAATAATTGTGGTGTTGTAGCCGGTGCGATTGCAGCAGCTGTTTGTGTTGTGAAGCAAATAGGATATTGAGCAGTTGGTTTTGTAAGTTTTGACCTTGTGATTTCTGTGTAATCACTTTTGCTTGTTAATTGTACAACTGATTCTATATTAGACGGTTGACCTGTTTGCGAAGCCGGAGTTTTTGCGATAATTTCTCCTAACTTGTATATTGTTTTATTACCTGTATATATAAACCCAAAATTAGGATCTCCATTATAAGTAAAATCTGTTTCTTTTTCAAAAGGAAATAATTTATATGATATATCTTTAAACATATCAAAAAACTCTGTATCGTTTTGTCTGTTACTTTGATTTAAACGGTTTACTTGGTTTCCATCAGGAAAATAAGTATCAAAAATATCATTTTGAACTTGGACAGCAAGACTATTAAACTCAGCTGGTGGAATATATCCCCGCTGTTCTTTGTTTAGTATGTATAATACTGTAGTATATACTGTGTTTATATTTACCGCCATTTGTTTTTATTTTTTAAAATAATAGCTAGGCCACTCTCTATGAGTGACCTGACTACTATATAGTATTACATGTTATGAGAATTTTTTCTCTATTGATTTGTATACATCTAAACCTTCATCTGTTTTAAAGAAAGCGGCCATAGCCGAGTATGGATGCTCATCAAAAGGAACTGTAATAAGCTTTCTATTATTAGTAGCCCAAGTAAAGGTTCTTTGATCTTGAGCTAGTTTTATAATACCAGCTTCTACTGCTTTAATAGCAAAATTTCTTAGTATTACGTTTTCATCATTTGCTAAATCTATAAAAAGTGCTGGGTTTTGTTTTGCAAAAACCATTAAATCTCTTTTTATTTCTCTACTAGTCATTTTAGAAACTTGTGATCCAGATTCTACTCTGACAATTGCTTCAGCTTGATCTATATCCATTGCTTGAGCAGATATTAAAGCTTTTACTTCTAGTTCTATATATTCTAAATCGTCTTGAGCTTCTTGAACTTTATTGAATTCTTCATATTTTATATTTAAATCAGGATGATATAAAGATAAAAGTTTTTGTAAGTTTTGCTTTTCTTTAGATACAACTAGTTTTCCGTTGTCAAAAGTTATACGACCAAGTGTTGCTTCTCCTTTTTGTTCATTCACAAGCGGTGAAGTTTGATTTGTTGCATAACGTATTTCTTCTTGGGTGTTTGTTTCTTTATTAAACCAAAGAAGTGGAAATCTAGAGCTATGCTTAGATTTTAACGTGTATGTTAAAGGTGTAAAATGACCTTTTAATAAATAAATCCTGTCTCTAATTTCCCATTTGGGTTTTACAGGTTCTTGCACTTTTTTAGGTGCTTCGTATTCTTGAGGAGCAACCTCAACTTTTTTAGCTGTAGCTTGTTTAGCCATGATATAATATAATTAAATAGTTTTTAAAAAAAAGTAATAATTACCCCCGTCAATAAGACGAGGGTAAAAATTACAGAGTTTAATTCTAAATTAGTCAGTGAAAAGTACAAAGTTATTTGCAGCTTGAACACAAAGACATCTTTCAGATAGGAAGTGAACTTCCATAGCGTCAAGATCAGAAGTGTAAGCACCTCCAACAGATCCAGTCAACCAAGACTTCATACGACGGTCATCAGCTTGAGAAGCACGATAACGTACGTGTAAGAATGGTCGGCGGATGTTAGTGCCTAAAATTTGATCATAAACTGTAGATGTTCCAGCAGGAACTAATACACCTTCAATACCAGCATCAGCTACAGCGCCACGCGTTGAAGCATCGTTAAGATATTTCCAGTCAGTCTTATAGAAGTCATAAGAACCTCTTCTGAAACCGCTAAAACCTAAGTTCAACGCCATTTCTTCAGAGTTTTCAAACAAACCATAAGCTGTTCCACCTTCAGCTCCAGCAGATAATCCAGCTAACATGTCATCAATACCTAATGAAAGACCACGGTTTATAAATAACATGTTCTCTTCAATAGCCCCTTGAGTATCAAGGTTTTTAAGTATTTCATCAAATTGAGCTTTGGTTGGAGTAATTCCAGACCAAACATTACCTCTTGACTTAACAGCAGCAAAAAGACCTTCAGTTCCTTTATTGGCATATTGATTAGCTTCAGCTCCAGGTGTTAAACCAGCAACTCCAGAACCAGCAGCAGCTAAAGTTCCTTCAACCATTGACATCTCTAAGTAGTCTTCAAAACGTAGTCGTGTCTCAGACTCAGCTTTTAAGTACCAAAGATATCCACCAGTCCCGTCTTCAGTAGCAACTTCAACCCAACCAATCTGTGCAGCATCAGATCCAGATATTGCATACTTAGACTTGATAATGATTGGTGAATTGTTAAATTGAGTGAATGATGGTGTTATAGAAGACAAACTGCTGTCTCCAGTTCCTTTTTGAAACTCAGAACCATAAACAAAAATCTTAAGATTTGTGTCTAACACGTTAAAAGTATCATCAAGATTAGCTCCAGTGTAAGTAGCAACTGTTAAAGTAGCTAAAGTAGCACTAGTGTTAACACTTCCTGTTACTAATGCAGTTACTTCTAATCCATTAGATGGATCCATAATTACAATAGTTTGATTTTCTGAAATAACGTTAGCAACAAAGTTTGGACCTGCTGTAGCGTTTAATACAAAAGTAATAGTAGTTGCGGTAGCGATAGTACAAGCGTCATAAGCTACATGCAATCTATTTTGTTCTGACCAAATAACTTGATCAGATGTCATTGGCATTTCAGCTCCAACCATGCGTAAAAAACCAGAAAGAGTTCTGTTTCCGTAACGCTCTACTTCTTGTTCGTAGATTTCAGGTAGGTACTGTTGTGCAAAATCATTGTTTCCGTCGACAAAGCTTAAATAGTTGTCAACTAAAACTTGTTGTTTTTGGCTTGGCTTAATTGAGCCAAACGATGGTGTTAGTGCCATAATATATAGTTTTAAATTTTAATTTTCTTAATTGTTAATTTTGAAGAATCATTAAAGTTATCGCTTATCACTTTTGCTTTTATCCCATTTTTAAACCCATTAGTTTGTGCAACTGGCCTTGAGTCCGCGCTGGGATTTTTAGATCCATCGACTACCTCTCGGATCGCGTCGGCTTTTCCTTGTTCGTAAAAATGACTAGCAATAGTATCTACATTCTCAGCAGCATAAATAGCCTTATGATAACCTTTTTTATCCTGTATCTTACCTTCTTTGTCAAAGAACTTCCCGACAAGGTTTGTGATATTAGACTGTTTATCAGCTAACTTTTCTGGATTTTGAACACCATACCTGAATTTCTTTTCTCCTACTTTAAAATCAAAACCTTTGAAATCTGACTTGAAAAGATCACTTGTTTGTTGTTTAAAATCATTATGATTCTGAGATGCAGCTTCCTGCTCCTTCGTGTAGCGATTGAAAAAATCCATAGCTTTTTTTTGCTCTTGAGTTACGCCCGGTCTCAACTTGATCTCGTCGTAGTATTTACTTTTTGAACTTTCTAAAAAGTTTTTGGCTTTTGCAACCTCTTCTTTTATTGCGAGTTTCTTTTTGCGGATGTCTCGCTCCTCTTCTAGTTCTTCATCGTATGAAAAATTATCTTCCATAAGAAAGTTAATTTCTTCATTATCTAAATGTGGTTTAGTTTGTTTGTAAAATTCTCTTAATAAAGTATTATTATCAACATTAGAATAATCAGCATTTAAACGCACATAATCTTCGATGTTACCACCTGTTTCTTCCATGAATGAAACAAGCTTTTCAATATTTTCTGGTAAAGGCCTGCCTGTTATTTCAGCATCTCTTTTGGCTTCTTTAACTTCTTGTTTTATTTCTTTTACTTCTTCATCGGTTATTTCTTGAATAATTGGTTGCTCATCTTGAACGGATTCCCGTACTTCTTCAACCACTTCTTTGCTACCTCCACTGTCTTTTTGTTCTTTGACAGTAACATCGCTTTCATTTGTTTCTCCGATTTGAATGGCATCGTCTTCTTTTTTATCTTCTGTAGGTATAACTACTTTAGTTACCTCTTCTTGTTTAACCTCTTCTTTAGGTTTAGATAAATCAACTTTTATAACCTCTTCAGTTTTGTTTAGTTTTTTCATCTTAGGCTTAGACTTTATTTTAAAGTCGCCTTCTTGTTTTACTGTTTCTGACATAATATAATATAATTAAATAAATAAAAGATTTATTTTGGACCTAATGATCCAAGATTAAATCCACTTAAATCATCATTACCTTGAGATTCAAAGTTAATAGGTAATAAATCATTTTTTCTTTGATCAATCATTTCTGATTGTTGCGTTCCTTGTATTCTTGTTCTTTTATCTTTTCGATCTTCTATTTCTTGTTCTCTTTTTGTTTCAACCCCTGCCCTAGCTTTTGCTAATTGCATTTGATAATTAAACTCTTCAGCCATAAGCTCTCTTTTTATTTGAGCTTCGTTTTGCATACGCTGTATTTCAAACTGAGATTTAGCTTGCTCAAGATTTACTTTTTCTTGAGTTAAAGCTTGTTGTTTTTGAACTTCTGCCATTGCAGCAGCTTCTGTTGTTTGAGCATTTGCTTGTGCTTGTGCTTGTATATTCTGCTGGGCCGCTTGTTGTTTTTCTTTTTGTCTTTGAGATTGTTTTAATTTTAAATACTGATTAGCTAATTTAATATTATTTATTTCTCTAATATCTATAGCATCAGAAAGATCTATTGATTGAGTTTTTAAAGCTACTTGAATGTTTTGTTCAAGCTTAGCCTTTTCTTCTTCTTCAGGTTCTAATTGTAAACTGATACCAAAATCATGAATTTGTAAATTCATTAATTCTTCTAAAGTTTTAGTATTAAACGTGCTAATTGAATTTTTTAAAGATTCCCTAGTAAGAGGATATTTTATTAAATCAGCAGCTTTTAAACTAATATTTTCACAAGTTCTTAAACCTATGTATAATAGAGAATCTAACAAATGTCTAGTTGCAACATTTGAAGCATTGGCAGCCATTTTTTGCAAACCAACTAAAGCATCTTTATTTGGTAAACTACCATCTCTTGCTTCATTTAATCCAGTTACATCACGTATCATTTGTAAATAATATTGATATGTGCCAATTAAACTTTGAATTTTAGCTTGACCAGATGATGAGGATAATTCTGAAATAGGTACTTTACCAGGATTCATTCCACCTTCTTGAGTTAAAGATCTACCAACTATAGATCCAGTTTGGAAATACATATTTAAAGCTTCAGCTGGATTATAATTAGTTCCATTACCTAAATCAACTTCAGCTAATCCATCCATATCTAAGAATACACCATCAGGAACTATTCTAGACATTACTTGTTGTAGCTTGAGATGAGTAAGTTGTATCATATCAGCAAAACCTGTTATTTTACTAACTATTGATTCAATACGACCTTTATACATTCTAGGAGCTGATATGCAATAATTCATTTTAACTCTAGTTGTGTCCGCGTAAGGCCTAGTCATGTTCTCTGCTAATTTCCATTCTAGCATATAATTATTACCTAAAACTTTTGCTCCAGTATATAAAACTTCAATTGTTCTAGTTACAACATCAAAATTATCATTTTCAGGAGGATTAAAACCATCAGATTTTATTAAAGCTTTTTCAAGACCTTGATCTGTTTTCTTTATTTTAAATACTTGATTATGATATGTTTTATATTCAAAATACATTACTTGAACAGTGTTTTCATCATAATTACCCCAACCAGTTATATATTGAGAATTACCAGGCATTTGTTGTATTCTCAATAATTCTTCTTCTGGAATATCAGGATATTGTTTTTTTAATTCAGGTATTGTTATAGACTTTACTTCGCCTACGTAATATATATCTTCAAAATTAGGATCTTCAGTATATGAATAAACCATATAAGAAGGATCTACATAATCAATTGTTATTCCTTCTGTTTTGTTAAATTGTGTTTTGCAAGTTCCTATACCTAACACTGTTAAATCGTATGCTAGTCTACGTTTAGTTTCTTCGTATTTATTATTTACTAAAACATTACTTATAACTTCTTCTTCTGCAATTTCAACTTGTTGCTTAAAGTTCATTTGCATATATAACTCTAATTCTTCTTTACTAGCGGGTAAATCTTCAGGATTAGATGTGTTAAATAAATCAACTCCTATTTCTTTAAGTTCTGTTAAAACTTGTTTAGAGTTTATATCTCTTAATAAAGCTTCAGAATATTTTGTTTTTTCTTGTACAGAATAAGGGTCTTGTGCAACAGTGCTTATTTGATATCCTTTTTCAGACATGCCATTAACTACAATATCAACAAATTTAGATATAACACCAACAGGTTTCCAATCTAAATTAAGATAAGATAAATCACCATTTATAGATAATTCATCTTTATATTTTTGTATTGACTGTTCTCCTCTTGCGTATAATCTTAATTGATGAAAGTTTGCATAGCTTTGCGCATATCTATTACCTGATCTTCCTTCTTGAAACCATTCACCTTCTATAGCTCTACCTACTTCAATACCGTAGTCTAAGCTTGCTTTTTCTTCATTGCTAACCACTTGGCTAGGAAAAGAGCTATTTGTGTTAGTTTGGATCTTCATTTATTAAAGTATTTTTGAAATGTTTCCACTATTATTATATCTTTTAATACCTAAATCAATAGGTTTATATTCTTTTTTTGTAACTGGTACATATCTGTTTTTATTACAAGCCATTAAAGCTAATCCTGAACTAATAGAAGCATCGTGCTTTGTTCTATTATTTATATTAAATTTCGCCCAGTCATTTAAAGTTCTTTGAAAATACATATCTCCGTAACCATTTTCTAAAATACCAACGTTAGTATTTATATAAGTTTCAATTGCAGCTGCATGAGCTTGCTTTATATCTTCACTAGAGTTTGGTATTCCACCTATTTCTCTTTCAGTTACTGATAATTTATTCCAAACCTTATCTGGTCTATTCATAGAATAACCTCTGTAACCTCTTCTTTTAAAATGATATAATAATCTAGGCTTATTATTCTCTGCTAATATAGGCATACCGTAAAAAACACAAGCCATTAAAACGTCTTCAAAAAATATTTCTGCTGTTTGAGGTCTGGATATATACTCTAAGAAAAAATGATTAGGTGGTGCATTTTCCATACTGAACTTAGTTAAACCATGTAAAGAACCATTAGAACCTCTACCATCTACAGTTCCTGATATATCATAACTGTCACAACCAAAAGCTCCAACGTGTTCATTACCAGCGTGTTTAACACCGTTTTTAACTATAACTCTATTTTGTAACTCTAAAGCTGGAACCCATGATATATTAAATCTACCATCCTTATTTGGTACAAATATAACTCTAGTGTCTTTTTGACCATTTTCCCATTGAAAGCTACCAGTTGTTATCGTTGATGTGTTTTTTAAATCAACATTATAATCTATCTGCTCGTATATCTTTGTAAGATTAAATAAAGATTCTTTTGCCTCGTCTCTAAATGCGTGTTCTTCTGTTCTTGGGAACTGCCTAAAGTATTCATTTAAACCGTCTTGGTCTTGCTTTAATCCTTCAACTTCATTGTTCCAATGATCTATAACTCCTTGTTCTATGGTATCACCAAAAGCATCTACCGTTTCTTTTTCAGGTTTGTCAAATACTGGATAACCATAAGAATCTATAAATCCTTCGTAGTTCCACTCCATTGGTATAAATAAAGAATACAAACCTGAGCTTGTTTGACCATTAGCGTTTCTTTTTTCAACATTAGAACTATAATAAAGCTTTTTGAAATTTTCACCACCTTTGTCTAAAGAGTTTGATGTTGAACCCATCATGCATTTACCTACTATTCTACTACCTAATCTTAGACATGTTTTAGTAACACGCCAATTGTTTAATATGTTTGTTGGTTTTTCCCATTTACCTGATTCATCATGAACAAGTAGCTTTAGTTTTTCACCATCATAAGAGTTATCTCCTGTGTTCTTCCAGTCTATTGTTGTATCAAGACCGGATATTTCTTTAAGCTTTTCATTATTATCCAGCTTTTTTCTTGTAAACTTTGTGGCCGGTACTCTATACGCCAGTTCTGTTTTTGGCCGATCCATTCCATCCTGTATTGGTTTAAAAAAGAACGGGTAATTAACTGATATTGGTACAACTTTATCGGTAAACATTTTTTTAGCATCTGGTCCTGATTTTGATAATATACCAAATCTTGAGTCTGTCGATATTGTTGCAGCGTTGACTGTTTCACCTGATGCCATGAACGAAAAGCCACTCCGTCTATTTTTAAGGTAGCACATTCCATAGCTACGTTTATCGGCTC